GCTTCAATAGCATCTGTCCATATCTTATAGAATAGATTCATACCTTTAGGTGTGGATGTTATCATAACTCTAGTAGTATTACCAGATGATATTGTAGGATATGTTGATGCAAAAAATTCTTCTTGTTGGTGTGCTGGTACGAATGCAAACTCATCTAAGTATATTAAGTTAAATGATCCACCACGAACAGAACCAGATGAAGTAGAACCAGCTAATATTTTAGAACCATTCTCAAGCTCTATATTACCTTTGTTCAATTCTACTATACCTTGTTGCATCCAATAATGTAAATGTTCAAACCCTAATTGTATTCTATGTAATATTTCTCTAGCAGTTGCAGCCTTATTAGCTAATACTGCTACATTGAATGACTCATTGAATAATGCAAAGTGTAATATAAGAGCAGTCATAACAGTTGTCTTACCAGACTGTCTAGGCATCTTACATATAGTAAAACGATTCTTTTGTACACTATTAATAATTTTATCTTGAAAGTCAAATGTTTCAAAGTTAATCAAACCTTCATCAACATTAACAATTTTCATATACTTGTTACAGAAGTATAGGATATCGTTAGCGCACTTAGCTAATTCTTCTACTTGCTCTTTAGTATAATCTAATTTTACATTTGCTTTTTTTAATCTTGGATTACCAAGATAGATATCATTCTTTGTTAACAAGTCCTGCTTCCTGTAACTTTATTCTGTTAGCTAAATGTTGTTCTTGTATATCTTCTTTACTTTGACCATGATACTTAACACCATAGCCTTCTTGAATCATTATCTCAGTAGCACCACACCATCTGTCTTGTGCACTATGATAAACAATAACATCTGCTAATATTCTACCAAACTTACCTTTGGCATCTTTATAAGTTTTTAAAACTTTACCAGTGGCTAGTAATGTTTGAAGTTTTTCTTTAGCCAGAAGACCATATACTTTTTCTTCTTTATCAGATGTTCTAGATTCTGGAGTATCTATACCCATCATTCTTATACGTTGTTTCTGTAACCATACACCAAAACCTAAGTCTATGTCAACGTCAATGGTGTCACCATCAACAACTTTTACTAATTTGTAATTATATTCAAACATTTTACTTCCCGTTCTTTATTTGATCTATTGCTTTTTTATTTGCTGCTATCATATTATCTTGATTTAGATCTATTAACTCTTGAATTTTTTTAGCCTTCTCTTCAGGAGAGTCAAGATGTAACTCAGGATTAATAATTTTTTCTAATTTTAAATTTTCTATTTTAGTATTAGGAACATATCTCCAAACATAACCAGCATCTGAATATACACCAAACACTGTTTCTGTTATTCCTACTTTAACTATAACAGCAGGTTTGCCATCTAGTATAACATGATCACTTTCATTGAATGCTTTATTCATTCTAAACTTCATACCTTTAACTAATGATGTCACCCATTCTTTAATCCATAAAGTAGCTACAAGTGATATTAGTAAAGCTATCCAAGGTACTAAGAATAGAGTGAGGTCCATTGATGCTTCATCTATCATTCTTCTTTTTCCTTTTTAGTTCTTAATACGTTTCTGGCATTACCACCTATTAGTTTAGTTAACTCTGATGTGTTACCTACAAATAAATTATTAGTTACATTACCTTTTATCTTATCATCATCAAACAAATCTTTTGCTTTCTTTTGTAAGTCTATCAAATCTCTATTAGTATCAGATACTGTTTTAATTAACTGACCAGCTACTTCATATGCTCTTGGTGATTGGCTTTGATTAGCTAAATCAAGTATACCATCTAAAGCATCTCTACCTCTTTCAATAAGATGGTATAGATTTTCTCTTGAATATTCTAAATCTCTTTCAGGTTGACCCTCTTTATCATTATCAGGTTTAACCTCTACTACAGCTTTAGGTTCTTCTTTCAATGGTTCTAAATCTAATGACTTAGCTATTGGGTCTTCTTTAGGCTGATGTGTTTGCACTGAACCACTCCTCAAAATTATGTATGAATCCATAATCATCATCTTCATCAATATTATCTATACCTACTGAAAGTGATGCATTGGATGTTGGACTACCATTAGCTAATAGACCTGGTGTAGTTGTTGTTCTACTATGTAGGTAGTATCCACTTGATGAAGAATTTGTCACATTAACATTTGCAAACACAGTATTGGCTGGATGTGTGTTTGCATAAACAGTAGATGTATCCACGTGAGTCATAACATTAGCAGTTTTAATAATACCAGTTTTTCTAATTGGTCCCCATAAATAACCTTTAAGAGTAAAGTTTAATGTATGAATTAATGCTCGTCTTGTTTCAAAGTCTCCATCATAAGTATCTTGCATTGACACTCCATTTAATACAATTGGAATATCTTGTTTCCAACTTAAATCTGGAATTAGTGTCATTGTTACAGACCACTCTGGTGTAAAGAATGGTAATATTTGTTCTAATATTTGTGTAGAATCTTCTGCATATCTAGTGTAGATATTTAATTCAAAACCTACATCATATGCTACAGGATTATATGCTGCATATAATTTATCTTTATCATCTGCATATGCACCTACATTTCTATGAATTTTATTTAATTTTCTTTCTGGTGCATAGTTAATTGAAGTCATTTCAAATGACATACGAGGTAATACCATACCAACTTTTAGCTAAATCTGGATCTTGGTCTAATCTAGCTAATGCTTTTTCTCTTGGAGCATATGCTAATGGTACTTTAATATCTTGTACTATGTTACCACTATTGTCTTTTCTTTGTATAATAATATCATTGAATATTGTTCCAAAAACAATTACGTACTTACGTAAATGTTGATGATAAAAAGTATGTCCTAGCATTAGAAAGTACCACCCTCACTAAACGGATCACCATCACTAAAGTCTAGTATTGCATCCGCATCTGTTTCTATTTGTATATTATCAGCATCAGTTACTGTATCAAAATCTTTTGTTGTAGTTGTACTACCATCACTTCTATCTTCTTCTTCAGATAGTATTCTAATATTGTCTTCTGTAAATAATGGTGTTAAACCATCCTCTTGAGTTAATTGTACATCAACATATATATCTGTACTGAAGCTAGTTTCAATAACATCTACTTCATCAAAACCAGTATTAAGTCTTTCACCACTGTATTCAAATAACTCACAAGTTATATCGTAGAATTGTAGATTACCCATTTGATAAAATGTTGGTTCATGTTCTACAAATTTAACTGTATATATTTTTTTGTTTAATGGAAGATAAACTAAGTCGCCTTCTCTTGGTCTTGTAAGACCTGTATCAGCTTCTATAGATTCTGCAAATGCTCTACGTGCAACAGAGAATGTTACTCTATCTCTAATCTCTAAACCAAACTTACCTAAGAAGTCCCCCTCACCTTCAAAACCTTCTACATTTCTAATATACATTTCAACTTGAGAATATGTGCCGTAGTATTTCTTTCTTGACTCATTTAGTATGTCATCCGTATCATCTTCAGTGAATGGCATATAACCAATATCAATACCATAAATCTTAATTGATTCATAGACTAAATCATTGATTAAATTTTCTCATCTGTACTTGCAAAATTATTGAAGAATAGATTTGTGCCTCTGGCCATTTGTTATCCTGTCATATCATGAACTGGTAAGGAATAACTAGAAATCATTTCTTCTTCTAGTCTTTGTTTTTCATCCAAACCTTGTTGCAGTATTTGTTCTCCATTAAATTGTACACCACCTGGAAGTTGCATACCAACAAATTTAGTTAAGTTAGATCCCCATTGTATTTTAAATAAGCATGTCACATATCGTTGTAGCCATCTATCATTATACACATCTGTATATGTATCAGGATCAAGTTTCTTATATACTTCAGCAATTATATAATCACCAACTGTTACTTTACCCCAATCCATATCAATATGTAATCTATTTTGATGTCTATTGTATCTTAATGGTTGTTTACCAACAAGCATCTCTTCAATAAATCTAATGTTCATGAAGTTCATAAAGTATGGTACAAGATCATATCTTGATAAATCATATAAGTCATTCAATGCTATTTGATATCTAACATTAAATAAATTATTAGTACTTGTTGCATCACCTATATCAAATATATTAATGATACCAATTGTATTTGAATCTGTTACAGTAATGTACTCGTTTGTTTTATCATCAGCTGTAACTTGATGTTTCAACCAAGTCTTTTCAACTCCATCAAAGTGATAATCTTGATAATACAAAAACGCTTCATCTATACGATCATCCATTTGATCATCATCTATATTGATTTCTATAACAGGCTTACCTAATTTTCTTAGACAATATTCTTTTAGTGTAGCCTTACTGTTTGGTGTTGCCATTTATTATCCCCAGATCTTCGTGCCGCTTGAATTATAAATTTCTAACGCATTACCATTACTATCTTTAAGAGATCCTCTAACGTGTACGTTATACAAATTAGCTGTAGAGGTACTTGTCATTGTTACATTAGCTTCAGTGTTTACGGCTTGTTTAATTGTATCAAAAAATACATTAGCTGCTTTTATTTCATTAATGGATGATGTTGAGTTTGCAACTAACGCTTGGTTAGCTGTTAATGTTCCAGGTGTTCTTACACCACCAATAGCTACTACATTAGATGTATTACCATCTTCTCTACCTATATGAAGTGTACCTCCATTAGAAGACCATGCTACTTCACCAAATTCTAATGTACTTGGTGTAGCAGTATTTGCTGATCTTTTGATCTGAATTGTACCGGCCATTAAAAACTTCCTCCATCTAAATTTCTAGTATTCACTTTATATGTATCATCAGATTTATTATATCTTAATACATATGTATTTGCATTATTAGTAAGACTGACATCTTCCATGTCACTCATAACTTCAGCTTTACGAGTTAATACATTAGTACTTATACTACCTGCACCAGATAAATTACCTGACTCACTACCACTACTAGTAACTTTTGTTGAGCCACTTACACTTCCTGTAGATGATAATGTACCACTAACAGCTGTAGTATTACTCAAAATGTTCCTCCATCAGCTTTAGGCTCTTGTAATAAAAATAAATCTCTTTCAGAATTGTATACTAATATATTATTATTAGCTCTACTAACTTCTCTAACATCATCCATACCATCTAATCTTGGTTGTACACCACCTGCTCCTGTCTGTGCTATTCTTACAGCAAGTCTGTTAGTATTTGTTAATATAGCATTATTAGTTGTTATTGCCATTGCTATCTCGTTACTTGTGGGTTAACTGTAACTATACCTTCAACAACTCTTGATACAACACCAGCAGCTGTTGTAACTTCTACATCATATACATATCTACCAGCAGCCATTGATGCTGTGGCACTCCAAGCTAATTCTAATGTTAACTGACCATTAGTACCACCATTAGTTATTACAAATGTAGATGTTACTGCGGATGATGTATGATGTTTTCTTATTTGAGAAGCTGCTTCATAGTTTGTTAGATCAACAACATTACCATTGTCATCAGTTACTGTAACAACTGTGCTGAATGTAGTTCCTTGATCAATGATAATATCAGCTCTTGCTGCCATAGGTATACTCCTTATTCATCTGTTTATATTATTTATAAGAAAGGATTATACGTGTCTTGATCTAAACTCATTAAAGGTTCTATAAGATTTCTTAGCTACGTTATTCAGTGCAAATTTAAGAATAATTAGTTCTTCATTATCTTCAACATCTGGATGTAGCCTAACTAGATCAACTCTATAGTTACTTATACAATACATTATGTACCATAAATCTGTAAAATCTTTTAGTATAGGTTGTGTGGATCCACTAAATTTTAAGGCTCTTTCATATCCTTTTTTTCTATGTTCTTCAGTTAACCCTTTATATAATTCTTTTATTATTGGTTGAATTATACTAAACTCAGAATCATTATGTTTACCTTCACTATTAAATTTTTGTAAAAATAATTGTTGGCCATATAATAGCATAGTGAATGCAAATACTTTTTCATTTACTTCAAATCTCATGATCCAATCACCATTATTCTTTTGTGCTCATATATCATTTTAGAACCTTTATATAATATATTAGTTAATCCTGCTTGCTCTATTAACTCTCTCTGGTTCATAGCACAATTAATATGTAGCCATTTAACATTACTATTATCATTACTTTGTAGTGCAAATATTTTATCTGGATAATCTTTTGTAATGTGTTTCATATCCATCATATGTTCACATGATGTATTAATAACTACTTGTCCTTTATAATCTATTTCATCAAATACAACATCTGCTGTATGTACATTTACAAGAGGATAGTCTTTCCATATGTGTTTAGCTATATCCGTGGTATACTCATCTACATCATAAAGGTCAATATTTATTTCACCAAATGTTTGATATAAGAATGGTACAATAACTAACCCATACCAACTTGCAAGAACAGATACATGATTAAAATTATTATGATCTACAACTTTATCTAATTCACGACAAAGCCATTGCTTACTTTCAATCTGTGTATCAAATACAGCTTCAGAGTAATCTTTAAATTTGTATATATGGTTATCAGCTACATATCCTAAATTGTTAGCCCATAACTTCTGAACTTCTCCATAGTTCATTTAATACCTCATTTCTGTTTTGTGCATCATCAAATATGCATACTGGTAATTGTCTTAATTTATTTTGTTGTATATCACCTGGAAACATACATCCATGTTTATATGAATAAGCTAGACCTGGTTCAAAAAAATGTATGTTCTCCTTATGCCTTCTATATATCCATGGATCTAACCCATAGAAACTCTGATACATTTTCTCTATATGCGAAGTGCACTCTTCCCACAGGGGTGCACAATTATCCTTGTCAATGACCATTATAGACGAGTTAACATTACATTGATGTATCTTTGTGGCCACAACATCACTAAACCAAGTAGTTTTAAGTATATTTAATTTACCAGGTACAAATGTGTCAAAGAATTTATTTAAAGGTCCATGAACAAAACAATCTAAGTCTAAATATATTGTTGGCTCCTCAAAAAGGAATGGTTGAAACAATCTAACTTTATTCCACCATTTACGACTTCCAAATCTATCCTCTACATCCATAAGAATAATATCAGGATGCAAACCTGTACTATCATCTGTTATACAACGAAGTTCACAATCAGGATGAAATCTTTTTATTTGTTTATATAATTGGTTGACATATTCTGCATTATATAATTTACCTACTTTTAAACATACTGCTTGCATAAATCAGCCTCCCATCCTTCTTTTATATCTAGTGGATCTGGTTCATGGTCTTCCATAAAAATACATACTTCATGATCATCTCTATACTTACCTTTTTGTTGGTCAGGATACTTTGCACCTCTACTATGTGAGTATACAGTACCATCTGGATATGAATTAATTTTATCTCTATGACATCTCCATAAGTATGCATCACTACTATATAACGAACCTTTGGCTTTATCATAGTATCGTAAGAAGTGTTCCCATATCTCTTGTGTTACACGCTCTCTGTTATCAACATAAATTAAACTAGCATTGAATCCCATAGTAAGAAAATAATTACCACCATGCATAGGTATATGATAATTAGGATTCCAATTTGTTTTTATCATTGCAGGAGGCTTTGTTTCTATTACTTTGTTTAATGGATTTAAAAATAAATTATCTAAATCTGAAAATAATATCTTACCCTCTATACCACAAAGTTTTGGAGCAAAGATAGACATCTTAATTGCATCCCAAAACCACCATTGTGATCTTTGATCTTTAAACAAATGATTATCTAATCCAGTATTAACAAGTGTATCAGTATAACCAATTAAAAATAAAGGTCCATTATTTTTTGCAATAGTATGAGCTTCATCATAATTATGACCTTCATTAGCTGGTGTAATAATTTTTGAGTTTTGGTTTCTTTCCTCACCTTGACAATTACTAAGAACATCATTCCATAACCATGGCTCTGTACATTCTACAGGAATAATATCTTTATCTAAACGACGTGGATCATCTGTCATACAATATGAATTAAATTCACAAGGCATTTGACGTTTAGCCATTCTATGAATTAAATTAGCATACTTAGCTGAGAACTTAGTACCCCATTTAATTGTTAATAAATTAATTTTTTCCTGGTCCATTTAATAACCTTATGTAATAATCTTCTCTCTTTTTTATTTCCTTATCTCTTGGAAAGAATTCTGAACCAACTTCAGCTCCATAATATTGTGAATAAGCAATGTTTCTTGGTAATGCTTTTAATTTATTTAGATGTACATGACCTAGATAATCATCATTACCTCTATATAAAGTCATAATATAATCTTGATCTTCTTTAAAATCATTCCATATATTGGTTAATGTTCCTCCTTGCCATCCCATTACAGATGTATTATAGAATGAAGGAAATCTCATATCAGGATCTTCTTGTATTTCTTTTGGTTGTTTACTGAGATCTAACCAATCAATTGGTTTCCAATAACAATATACAGATGTTATCATACCAGGATATACAAATTTATCTAGTTCTGTTATTTCTCTATGGAACGTAACATCTAAATCAAAATATAAATTAGTACCTTCTTTATCTATTTCAGGATGAAATAATAACATCTTATTCCACCAACCATCTAGCTTATACTTTGATACATCTATAATCTTTATCTCCTGATGTATAGCTGCTGTATCATTAGTAAGCAAATAAAAATTAAAAGGTTTTTTATAATATCTTTTAAGTTGCCAAAATAAATCCCATACATGCTTATCTTGATATAAAGGTTTCTTAGTAAATTCTTCTGGTACTGTCTTTACAACAAAAATGTTATTCATAGTAATATGTTCTTTTAATCCTCAACCATTCATCTAATTGTTCTTCTTTCTTGGCTTCTTTGAACATTAGTACCAATGTATCTACTCTTTTGCTAACTATTATATGAAGAAGTGTGTGATGATCTTGAAGAAAGTATTTTTCTAACATGCCATCTCTACCATGATTAACAAATCTTATATTAGACTTTCTAACTATATGTTCTCTTAATTTAGCATCATAATCAAATGGTATACGGTTTTTTAGTTCAGCTCTAAACTTAAATATATTATCATAACCTTGGTATAGATCTTTATATTCTGTAACAAGAT